TAAAACCGCCCCTTCATCATCAAATAGGTAAGCGAAGTTATCATCCTGAAGGTATTCCTGTGCAATACTCTTTCTGTTGTCCTGTGCCATGGGGTGTAATTGCCCACGGTCATCCACCCAAGAAATCCTAACATAACTCACAAAGTCCGGGGGTAGTATGACATTTAAATTAGGGGACAACTCCAGTTCTATTGCTCTAACCTCCTGTAGGATATCGAAATAGAACTCTCTCACACCTTTCATGGCTTGGTATAAAACCTTAAACCTTGGTGTTGTTGAGGTGTAGTCATCTGAATCCCTAGACATTAAGAAGTCATTAATTATCTCCTCTAATGTTATATATTGGTAATTACCAAATTTCTTGGGGTCGTTATAATACTCTTCACTAGTTATCATTGATTATCCTTTATACTGTTATTATTTACCAGCTTCTCAGCTACCTGTATAATTTCAGATTCCCTAAGATTAATACCAAAGTACTTCAACATCCTCACAACTATGTTAGAGAACTCTGAATCATGTAACTCAAAGTCTTGAAAATCATTTGCTGCTGGATTGTATGCTGGATCTCCACTACTTAGTGTAAAGAAGGTCCATTTTGGCATACTGGGTGTCTTTAAGTAGTTTACATTTACAACCCCTGCAACTGTTTTGGGGTATATCTTAATAAAATCTTTAAACCCTTCATAAACTGGGTAGGTTAAACTTGGTTTAGAGATAGACTTTGATAGATAATTTAATTGGTTTTTTTCAACCTCCTCTATTACTTCACCTGTACTTGTTGTTATTCCATCATCGACTATAAAATATAAGTCCGTAGGTAAGTTTAAAATAACACTTGTGGAACTTGATTCAAGAGATTCTGGAGTAATAGAGGCAAACCTTGAGAATTGTTCTATCCTTTTCCTTTGGTTAAAGTCTAAGTTTGAGTAGCCTTTATTAGTAAGGCCCCTATTATTTTTATTCTTATCTCTGTTCTCATCTTCGAAATACTCCCTGAATATTTCAAGTTGGACATTATTGGCAAGTAAGTTAAATTCAGTTGGTGTTACATAACCTTGAATTTCCTTGTTTATTAATGTCAACAGGGTTTTGTATATTTTATCAATCATAGCTGCAAAGATAATAAATTTATTAAATGGTACATAAAACAAAAACCCCGATAGAAATATCGAGGTCTGAGTTTTTATTTGGTTTTATACTAGCTTCTCCTAGTGATTTCCTCTAATACTAAAATACCATCATCCGTTGATAGGTAAGATGTGAAATAGTCTACTAAGTCAACACCTACTGGAGCAGTGGCTATTACAGCTTTTGTTTTGGCCCATACTATAGATTTGTTGTTAGGGGACTTTCTTATTACACCATCCTTTATCGATTTAAGTACTATGTACTTTCTAAGGACTTCATCATTATCAAAAATGGTTGGGTTACCGGACTCATCTGTAAAGTAATCTGGATTAGCCTCAATCTCATTATAAAGGCTTTGTTTCAACTCCTCTATACCTTTTGAACCAGCTTGGTCAACAGAGCCTAAAATTACTGATACTTCCGCTTTTAATGCGTGAATACCGTCTTTCTCTTTTGATTTTTGTCTTACCAAGTATTTAAGGTCTATTTTAAGTTCTTCGTTCTCAATACTTTCCTTAGCTTCCATTTCATCATCAACTAACTCAAACCACTCACCACCATTTGCTTTGTTTGATGGATGTTCATTTAAGAACTTCTGTGTCATTGGTTGATCACCTTTTACCTTAATATATCCACCTTCAAAGATAATAGGGGAAACAACTGCAAAGCTATCTTGTTCATCTCTGTATATAGATGTCTGATTAGGGCAGTGTCTAATTGCTCTCCTAGTTTTCTTTTTTTCGTCCATGATTGTTAGGTTTCCCTTTCTTCCAACCATTAACATAAGTGTACTACCGGAACGGTTGTCTGTAAGCCTGTAAGACTTATCTTTTAAACTCTCTTTCATTACTATTTTATTTAATTAATATAAAAAAAGGAGGCCGTTAGACCTCCTTGTAACTCTAATAACTATTTTACTCTGAACCTTCAAATAACATAAAGTTGTTAGCACCTACTGTGTTAAGCATACGCTCTGATAAGTGGTGCTCTCTCATTACATCTTCGTCATCAGTGTTTACACCGAATACAGAACCAGTTAACCAGTTTTTGTATTTACGGTTCTCAGCAGCTGATGCTCTGTACATACACTGTAAAAATGGAGTTGTAATCTTATCCCCTGCTCCATTACCATTGTAAGCTCCTTCGTAGACTTCTTTAGTACCAACTGGTACAAGTACACCTCTAACCTTAGTTTGTGGATCTACAGCTCCTAAAAGAGTAACCTCGTTAAGCAATTTGTAGTCGGTCTTGTGGAAATTGTAAGTACCTCTTGTGAAGCCCTTAAACCCTAAATTGACTGCCATATCCTTATCGTTATCAAAGATACCATAAGATACACCTCCGTCATAACCGGCATTTAATTCCCCTAACATGTTATCAATATCCAGAGACTGATCTCTATCTACGTAGAACATATAATCTTGTAGCTTTCCTTGAGCATCGAATCTCTTAACGATGTCATCAAAATCTGCAATTGCATTTGCAGTACCTTGGTAAGTGTTACCTCTCTCACGAATTGCTTCGAAAAGACCTTCTGTACCGGTAGTACCATTTGCTTCTGCTGCGGAACCTACATCAGCTTTCTCACCTTGTAAAAGAGCTAATTCCATACGATCCTCCCATCTCTGTCTTGTATTCTCTTGGTCCTCTAAGTACCATAAGTAACCACCTTTAGGGTGCTTGACCCAGCAGATTTGAGCAACGTCAGATCCGTTCACCTCGAAGTTGTCTTTAAGAATGATTGGTTTGTTATCTAAGATTGTGAAGTCTGTTGATAGGACACCTTTCATACCTTTTGTTCCCTTTCTGAATTCAGATCCATCAACAAAAGCTATTACATTTGTTGTAGCTAATGCGGAAAATCCAGCATTCTTGTATGCAGCAACTGTGAAAGTATTTTCATCTATTGCTGTTATAATACCACGTCTTTTTACAGCACCACTAGATAAGTGAACTGTTTCTCCAATACGGAATACATGACTAGCTTTCGTAAATACGTTATTTGATCTTGCTACATCCCTATAGATTGTGTGTAATCGTCCCTCTTCTGTCCAGATAAACTTATCTGATGCCATTGTTGCCTCTGACCCAAGCATGTATAACATACCTGTAATAGACTTGTTACCAAAGATGTTTGCCATCTCTTCGTGGACCTCTGGGTCGAATTGACTTGTGTAGTCAAATTTTGAAATATAGTTAGTCTTAGTCGCTACTTTTTGACTGTTTGGACTAACTGAATAACTTGGTTGTGCGTTTAAAGCCATTTCTTTTCTTTATTATGTTATTTTTTACCCCCGAATTTTACTTTCAGGCTTTTGTTTTTATTACCTCTGCCACCCTCGTAGGTTGGCCTATCTGTCGGCCTGTTTGGTTGATTTGAACCTCCATCGCTACTAAAGTTTGTATTCTTAGTCTCTTTTATGAGTTCATCCTTACCTGAATTTAGACCTTGCTCATAAGCTAATTGAACCATTTTATCAAAATTCTGTATCTTGATACCATCTTCAACTACTGCTCTGTGGTTCCAACTGCCATCCTCATTTCTCCAGTGTGGCATTTGGGCTATTGTATCCGGAATACTTTTACGTACATCTTCCGGTACTAGATAATCAATTGACTTATCACCTCCTAGGTTGAGTTTCATCTTATCTATTGCAAGAGCAGTACTCTTAATTTGCTTGTCATAATCTTTACTTGCCTTTGAGTTAGTTTCTATCTGACCTCTTATTTGATCAGCATACGATACCTTCTCTTGAATTTCTGGGCTTAAAGAATTTTTGTCTGGTTCACTTAAATTGGCCTTTAGTTTATCAAGCTCTCCCCTACCTTTAGTAGCGTACTTCTTTAACTCCCAATTTTTTGCTTCTACCTCCTCTTCTAGATCATCTTCCGATGAGGTAAACCTCCTAAGTTCCAAATTTATTTCACTGTTAGTTGAGTTTGGATATTCTAGTTGCAGAAACTCTCTTGCAACATCCAAGTCACTAACTTTACTGAAGTCTTTTTGGAACTTCACAAAATCTTCTATGGGTCTCCCCGTTTTCTCCCTCCATTCATAAATTTCCTTCATGTAAGGATCCGAATCTAAAGGATTAGCTTCCCTTTCTTTAGTAAGGTCATCAATGTTGATGTCTCTACCTAGCTTCTCGCTTAGGTACTTTACTACTGAATCATCATCTAATTCACTTCTTACTTCATCACCTTTATCAGGTTTATTACTTTCCAAAGAACTTCCAGCATCCGGTTGTGCTGGTTCACCATTATCCCCTTCTCCAGAATCTGGTTCAGGTTTACCTGATTTATCACTATCATCTATATTTGGCTCGTTAGGCTCAGGATTATCAGGTTCTTTATCTTGTGGATCCTGTGTGTCAATTGGTTCCTGTGTGTCAATTGGCTCTTGTGGGTCTACATTAATATCTTCTACTGTTTCCTCTTCGGCCATTCCAAGATTCTTCTTGAAACTACCTATACTTAACTTTGCCATTGTAATAGATTTTATTTATTGATACTGCAAATATATATAAAATATACTTATAGTGTTTTTTCTAACCAAATCTTAAAATGGGTTTTATCAAAAGGTTTATCTCTTTTGATAGCCCTATTATAATGAGAGGGTAGAAGCTGTAAATTAGTGTAGTGCCATAAGCTCTCAAAAGAATCTAAGGAGTTGGAGTCTTTTATAGGTTTTATGTGATCTAAATCTATACCCTGCTCCCCCATCTTAAAGCCATAAGGGTTGTTATTTAAATGTTCAGTCAGTTCTTCGTAAGAACAACCTATGATATTTGTTAACCTTGATTTCTTTGTGTAACCACCTCTGCTTAAATTAGCATTGAAAAGGTTTTTCATTCTAAACCTAGTTTTATAAGCTGGGTCTTCTAAAAGTCTTTTATTGACATATTCTATGTTTTGTTTCCTTAACCTATGTAGGTTTTTAATCCTATAAGCCTTAGTACTAGATTTAGTACTCTCAGGGTTATCATTTCTGTATTTTAAATTTCTTTTATTAGAGCATTCTTTACAGGTGTAACCAACTTTGTCAGGGGAATTTTTATCCTTGTAATAATCCCCTTCACATTTTGGTATCTTACAAACATTACAAATTTTCATATAAAATATAATTATACCATTTTTAACTTGGCTCCATTTCTGATAGCTCTACTGAACCAGATATATTGTCATTATTACTCTCAAAATTCTTAGGTCTTGTATTCCTAGCCTTTTGGTCTATAAGTTCAGACTGTTGAGTGTTACTAGTGTTTAACCTCATGTCCTCTCTATTCTCTTTTTGAGAGTTTAACTTCTGTGAGTTTACATTATCGGCTTGCCTTAATTGCATGTTAAAGTCAAATTCCTTCTGCATCAGTATCATCTTGACCTCAGCCTCTTTTTCTAACTCTAACATCTTAGCTTCAGACTTAGCAGCTACTTCCGCTAATGTGGATTGACTCTTGGCCTGTAATTCCATCTGTTTAGCCTCAGCAGCTTTTTGTGTTGACATGGCTTGAGACTCCCCTTGAGCTTTAATCATCTCCTTTTCGTGGTTCTTCTTATCCTTCTCTCTCCTTACTCTTCTAGTTTTAAGGAGTTCATTAGCTAATTTTATATTACCGGCTCCCCTAATATCAATGGCATCATCTAAAGTTATTAGCTCTTTAGCAAGTGCTTGGTTGATGTTAGCTTCTAAGTATTGTTTCTCTTCTGCATCCGGTCTTAATTGAATGTTGATACCAAGGTCATGTAAATGGTAATTTTTAAGTGACTCTAAGGTTTTGACATTTATCTTACCAATAGCATTTATGTAAGCCTCTTTTAAATCTGAGTACTCAAATATATCTTTTAACCTTAAGGATAATCCCTTACCTAATCTTTCGGATATATCTAAACCTGAATCAAGTATGTGTCTGGTTGCTGTGTTAGAATTCAATGATACCATTTGCTGTACCCCTACGGCTGTGTCTGGGTGTGGTGAACTAGCATCTGCTCCTTGCGGTATACCAATTGCATCCCTGAGTAAACCTAAGTAATGATTGTAAGCACCTATTAGTCTATCAAGGCCATCAATAACCCCATTCTTAAGTTCTTTAATCGGTTCCCTACCATAGTTATAGTCTCCTTCCACTGTAGAGCTTGTACCAAGTACATTACCAGTTTCATCGTATATCTTGATAGCCTCCAGAGGAGTTAAGGTATTCCCTTCCCCTAAGGTTATTTCATTCAAGCCGGCCACATCAATATAAATACCGTTTGGCCTAGCCTTGGATAT